ATGGCTCGCGCTGTGATTGCAGAACTATGGAAAGTCTTTGTAGTACAGAAGTTGGTGGCTGGTGTAAAGTCTCTCTTTGGCTTTGCCGATGGTGGTGTGTTTTCAGGTGGCACTGTAGACAAGAAGTTTGCTAATGGTGGTGTCGTAGGTGGTCCAACTTACTTCCCTATGTCTGGTAATAAAACTGGTCTTATGGGTGAAGCTGGACCTGAAGCTATCATGCCTTTGAAAAGAGGTAAGGATGGTAAACTTGGTGTAGCTACAGACGGTGGTGGTTCTCAAACTGTGGTAGTAAACCAATCGTTTAACTTCCAAGCCAATGGTGATGAGAGCGTTAAGAAAATCATTGCACAAGCTGCACCTAGTATTTCTGCTATGGCCCAAAAGGGAATGATGGATCAAAGACGTAGGGGTGGATCAATGAAGAGTACCTTTGGGTAGATAGGAAACTAGATGGCAATTATTTATCCATTGAATACACCAACGAGTATTGGGATTGAGGGTATTGAACTAAGGGCTGTTAACGTAGTCTCTACCTCTCAGTCCCCCTTTACTTTTAAGCAACAAGTGGTTTCCTTCCCCGGACAAAGGTGGGAAGCCTCTGTATCAATACCACCTGTACACCGTGATCTAGCTGCCCCTTGGAAAGCCTTTCTAACGTCCCTCAAGGGGCAAGCTGGTACGTTCCTATTGAGTGACCCTGACTATGCGACTGCCCAAGGTGACGTGTCCTCTTGTGTCCTTACAGGCTCTGCCCGTAGTGGTACAGCTACTGTGGTTATGACGGGTACACTCAAGGCTGGTGACTATATCCAGCTAGGGTCAGGTTCTTCCTCTAAACTACATCAAGTCTTGGTAGATCAAACTGGTGATGGTTCATTAGAGATTTGGCCTGACTTAAGAGAAGACTACACGGACGCTACGGTTACTTACAATAATGCTAAAGGTGTATTCCGTCTAGCAACAAACATTACTTCTTGGTCAATTAACAACTCTAGTACGTATGGTATTAGTTTTGATGCTATTGAGGTACTAATCTAAGGATAGAATATGTCAAGAGAACTCCCGACTAATCTTGTAGCTAACTTAGACGATAGTGTTATCTATCCATTCTTTGCTGTTGATATGCTCTTTGACAGTAATCCTATTAGGTCTTGGACTGGTATGGGTACTATCTCTTATGGTGGTAATGACTACATTGGTACAGGTAATCTTCTTAGCTTCTCTAGTGTAGAGGAAACATCTGAAATCTCTGTTAGAGGGGCAACCATTAGTCTTAGTGGCATCCCTTCTGAACTTCTATCTATTGCCTTATCCACTCCATACCAAGGTCGTGTGTGTAATATCTACTTTGGTATGATAGATAAAGACCTTAACGAGTATAACTTCACACAGATATTCTCTGGTTATATGGATGAGATGAATATTGAGGAAAGTGCTGAAACTTGTAGCATCGAACTCAAGGTTGAGAACAAGCTGATTGACTTGGAGAGGGCAAGGGTTGCACGGTTTACAAGTGGCTATCAGAAGTCTGTCTTCCCCAACGACTTGGGTTTAGACTTCGTAGAGAGCCTACAGGACCGTCCTATCTCTTGGGGGAAGGCTACGACATGATTACTTACCAAGAAGAGTTCCTAAGTCAGTCTGAAAAAGAAGTGACACCCTTAGCTGAACTTGAGTGGGAAGAATCTGGACACCCTACTACGAGCCTACACATTGATTGGGATACCTACTTTAGACTCGAGGAAACTGGAAGCCTAAAGTTCTTTACTGCACGTAAGGATGGTCTTTTGATTGGGTACTTCGTAGTAATACTATTCACACCATTGACCAATAAAGGTGAGGTAGTTGGTAGCTATGATGCCGTATTCGTACATAAGGATTACCGCAAGTCTACTGTAGGTCGTAAGTTGTTTAAGTTTGTAGAAGAGTGTATGATTGAGGATGGTGTCTACCGTGTTGTAGCTTCATCTTCTGTTAAGAACCCTATTGATAAGTTCCTAACTCGTATCGGGTATGATGAAATAGAAACTAAGTACGAGAAGGTATTATAACATGGTTGTTATCTCTGCTGCTATTGCCCTTGGCGCTTCTATTGTAGGTGCCTTAGGTCTTGGTGCTACCATTACAGGGGCATTTGCTCTTGGTGCCATTGGTTTTGGCGCACAGTTTGCCCTTGGTTTCCTTATGAGTGCCTTGGCACCTAAGCCAAGTTCCCAAACTAACAACCGTGGTTATGATGTAAACTCCTTTGGTTCTGCCTTAGATCATCAAATCATATACGGTGAAGTAAAGACTGGTGGTGCTGTAGTTTATGATAACGCTACAGGGAGTAACAACAAATACCTACACAGGGTTATTGCTTTTTCCGGACATGAGATCGATTCCTTCCAAGAGATTTATCTTGACGATGAACTATTGACTATTGATGTTGACGGTAATGTTACGTCCCCTGAAAGATATAACGGTAAACTACGTATTAAAGAACACTTGGGTGCTGATAACCAAGTAGCTGATACTGATCTAGCATCTGAGGTTTTTGAGTGGACAACCAGTCACAGACTACAAGGTATTGCCTACCTGTATATTAGAATGTCCTTTGATGCAGATGTATTCCCTAATGGTGTTCCTACGTTTACTTCTGTTATTCGTGGTAAAAAGGTATACGATCCACGTACTCTAACTACTGCTTGGAGTAATAATCCCGCACTGTGTGTACGTGACTACTTGACATCTAGTACATACGGCCTTGGTGAATCTTCCGCTAATATAGATGATGACTCTATTATTGTAGCTGCCAATGTGTGTGACAACCTTAACTACCCAACACTTACGGGTGGAACTAAGTTTACCACCAATGGTGCATTTACTACTGCTGTAACACCTTACTCTTTCTTGAACAACATAATGTCCTCTATGGGCGGCACTGTATGGTACAGCCAAGGTGAGTGGAGGGTTAAACCTGCCTACTATACGGCACCTGTGGCTGATCTCACGGATGATGATCTACGCTCTGGTTTGTCTATCAGCACAAGACACTCTCGTAGGGATAACTTTAACACTGTAAAAGGTACATTCAAAGGTACTGAAACTAACTGGCAAGTAACTGACTACCCTGAGTACACCAATGCTGCTTTTGTAACTGAAGACAATGGGCAGTCTAGTGTAGTTGACCTTGATCTGCCATTTACTTCTTCAAGTGTTGAGGCTCGTAGGATTGCTAGGATTGCCCTAGAGCGTAATAGACAGCAACTTACAGTATCTGCCACCTTTGGTATGAAAGCCTTTGGTTTGCAGGTAGGTGATATTATAACACTTACATCTACAAGACGTGGGTGGGACGCGAAAGAGTTTGAAGTAACAACTTGGAACTTTGGTATCACTGGTGAGAATGATCTACAAGTACAATTAACCCTAAGAGAAATCTCTGAGAGTGTATTTGATGAAGTAGATGATGGTGTAGTTTACACTAGGGATAACACAAGTCTTCCTTCTGCATTTGAAGTACCGTCTGTTGGTTTGTCTGCATCTGTTAGGCTACAAGTATTAAAAGAGAAACTAACTAACATTGCAACACTAACTGTTACCTCGGGTGCTTCTGAAAGAATTGACCATGTGGAAGTGCAGTTTAAGCTGTCCTCTGGTACAGAATGGAAGGCTGTTGGTACAGGTCAAATAGGTGTCTTTGAGGTTATTGACCTTGAGGATGACTTGTATGACTTTAGGGCTAGAGCTATAAACACTTTTGGTATTAAAGGTGAGTGGGAGTTCTTGTTCAATATAGAAGCCTCTGGCCTTGCAATACCTCCTAGTGATATTACAGGTCTAGCTTATGAAATCACTAATGGTAATGCCTTCCTAGAGTGGAACCCTGTACCTGACCTAGATTTGTCATTCTATCGTGTAAGACATGCCATAGAGACTACAGGAGCTACGTGGGCTAACGCTACAACTGCTATTGATAAAGTACCACGCCCTGCATCTTCAGTCTCATTAGCCTCCCGATCAGGTACTTACATGATACGCCCATATGATAAGGGTGGGGTTAGCTCTAGTGGTTATGCAAGTGTTGTAGTCCTACCGGAGGTACTAGAACCTTTCACTACGACTTTAACACAGACTGAAAACCCTACATTCTCTGGTACTAAGTCTGGCTGTAATGTAAATGTTAGTAACTACTTGGAGATTACAGACCCCTCTGTAGCACCTTCTGAAGCTACATACACCTTTTCTGATTACATAGATACTGGTACATCTCGTAGGATTAAAGCTAGGGTAGATGCTTCTGTAATTCGTATAAATGAGTTGGGTAACACTTTTGATGACCTTCCGGGGTTATTCAATGATCTAACTGGGCTGTTTGATGATTTATCAGGGGACCAAGACTTCGCTGACACTAACCTAGAGTTCTATATCTCTACTACTGAGGATGACCCTGCTGGGACACCAACATGGACACCTTACGTTAAGTTTAGGGTTGGTAATTACTACGGCAGGGCCTTTAGGTTCCAAGTGGTATTAAAGAGTTCCGCAGACAACGTAACACCTAATATAACCAGCTTATCTGCCATAGTGGAGTATAACTAACATGAAAACCCGAAGGAGTTAATATGTCACAAAACGATTATGTGATTGCAAACCAAACCACACCATTGTTTAGAGCCGACCTAAATCTTGCGCTACAAGCCCTAGCATCAAATTCTTCGGGTTCTTCTGCACCAAGCACAACCTATGCTAACATGCTATGGTATGATACTACAAACAACATCCTAAAGATGCGTAGTGAGGCCGATGACGCTTGGATTAGCTTAGGTACACTAGATCAGTCTCTAAACACCTTTACACCTTTTGGTTTTGTCGGTACTTCTGCTGACGCTGATTTTACGGTTGANCCTACACTTTTGGCTACTAGGGCAACAATTAAGACTTTTGTAGATGAAATCCCTGCCCCGACAGCACCAACAACCACGGAAGTCTTGTCGGCCACCGCTGGGGCCACCGCAGGTGCTGTTGGGACGTATGCTTTTATGGAAAGAACGGGAAACAATGCGCTTATAGACATCGGTGGAACTATTGCTGGATCAAGCATACGATACGCAGGTGTAGACAGAACAAACACTCAACAAATGGATATAAGCTCAAGTGCAACAGTTCCTAGCGGGACGTGGCAATGCATGGGATATATCGCAGCCCTAGGCGATACTTCAGCNGAACGTGCATCGCTGTTTTTGAGGATTGTATAATGGAATTTAGAAACGCACGGCGCAATGTTTTCGGCACGATTGATTGTGAAATAAACCATCCGATTTATGGGTGGATACCTTTTACAGCAGACCCTAATGATATTGAACCTTTAGGTAATGAGGTGTTTAACGCTGCAAAATACATT